GAACCTCCCCCGGCATACACTTCATTAAACGCGTCGTCGAGAAGATGAACATAAGCAGAGTTACCGTAACTCTTTGTTAAATCCATTAATGACACGCGCATTTCTTCAATATGCTCCTCATCCCTCAAGTTTTTATTTCCCAATCTGGTTATCACTTTTAAGGGATCGGGGAACACTTTGCAACCAGACTCATGCATCACTATGAACTTGCCGCAAAAGTAACCTGTCTTCTTTACAAGCAATTTAGCATTGAAATTCCATTGCAAGGCTGCGAGTTCCATAGTAGACCTATACTCCATTCCTTTTGGGAACAGCACAATTGAATCATCGCCGCAAAAAGCGGCCCTGACGCACTTGTCTAGATCTGTTATACTTGCCATGCAGGCAGCTATAATCAGGGTATTACCGATAAACGTTGTCACATCACCTGATTTTCTTTGATACCACAACTGAGTGCGGATACCAGCTTTATAATCCTTCACAGTAGTAAGCTGATGCCCGCGTTTCCACATTTCCCCAAGAATCGCGTCTAGCCCAAGTCTATCCCATATCAGCATCTCTACAGCTTGATGGAAATCATTCTGAGATTTGTCATACTTGGAAATGTCCAGCTCAAGTACCTCTAAGTTGCTTGAGGTGCTGATACCAAGGAAAAATGTTTCAATGTCTTCCACTGTCTTCCTTGTATATATCATGAAGCGATTCTGATCTATCATCTCCAATAAGCGTTCAGTGAGGAACGCAAATATTGGCCCAAATAATGCATTAACGTCCTTTTCATGATAGATTATTGTTTGTAAGGCCGGGTACTCACTCTGAATACTCAAATCTAATTTGGCCTTTGGGGTCTCTTTGATAATGTGCTTGTATGTGTCCAAAGCGGACATATGCGTGGTATTTCTAATCTGCCCCAGAGTTGATGCTTCTTGTCTCATATACCATTCTTCAAAATCAATCAGCGAGGGCATTACTGACCTATCAAAGGATTGGGTCAGTACCGTCGCGAAAAGCTTATCCACCACCTTCATAGCCACTGCTTC